ATAGAAGTTCTACCATCTGTTCCTATTCCATTAAAATTGAGTCTTTCTCCTACAACAAAATCACCTTTAGTATTATAAAGAGTTAATCCAGTACCTACTACGACTTCATATCTTAGAAATCCATTAGCACCACTAGATTGACCCTCTACGAAACAAGGAATTGGTTGAGTAACAGTATCATTTACATTAATATCTGTATATGTTTGAACATCAAATAAGGATAAATCCCACTGATTTAAACTAGGATTAGGTAAATCATAAGAACCAGATTCTAAAGCAAAGTCATAAATTCTAGCAACTCCAATTTCATTACCAGGAGCTACCATAGAACCCACACCTACTCTCTCATCCCTTAATCCAATAGTACCAGTCGTGTCAAATCCAATATTAGCTGCTCCAGTTACCCTATTAAGTCTAAAAGTAGGACCAAATCCAAAATTAACTGCTTGATTTTCTTTTAAATTAGTATTACGAGGTTTAGGGCAATCTAAAAATGTAGATCCATTTTTTTCAATTTCATATCCTTTAATATATGCTTTTCCAGGAGAAATCTTATATAAAGCTAAATCTGCACTTGGTTTATTGCCGCCATCAGTTAATTGATCTGCATTATAAATTCCCCTGTTACCAAATCCATTATTTAAACTATCTTTTACAGTAGTTACAAATTCTTTTATATAATAATGTCCAGATTCATCAAAAGTTCTTCTTGCTAATTCATTTCTTAAAACATTATTCCAAGGATCTTTATTAAGATCTCTTAAAATTCCATTTCTAACTTCTGCTATTTGAACAAAATTTTGATCATCAAATTCCTGAAGATCTCTTTTAGCAAGAGTTGCTGAAATCTTTAATCTATCAGCACCTGGCGCAGTAAAATTACTAAATCCTTGAGCATTATCATTTAAAGTCCTATCACTCTCTGAGGAAATTAATTCTTCTTTAACATATAATCCTATTCTATAAGAAGGAGTATTAGAATATTGATCAAGAATTAATGTATCATCAAAAACATCAACGAAATATCCTCTTAGAAAATAAACTCCAGAACTTATTCCAAAAGCAGAACCAACTTGAGCAGCCCCATCTGCTATGGTTTGAATAGCTCCTTCTCCAGCAGAGATAAAAGTATTAGAGAAACTGATTGTTTCATTAACTGTAAGAATTTCATTATCAAAAAATTCCTTAGTGGAATTAGCATCAGCACCAGATTGTATATAATCAACGTATAAAGTATAATTACTTCTCTCAGATTCTTCGTCAGTAATATATTTTACAACTTTAGCAGTAACTCCAGAAGTTCTACCAGTAACAATCTTCCCTACTAACTGATCTAAGTAAAGAGATACTGGAAGTCCAGTAAATTCAGGTTCTATTTGAACAGCATAATAACTACTCAAATACGATGTTTGTCCAGGAATAACCTTAGCGCCTTCTTTAAAGAAGTGATTACCAACGTTTTCAACTTGATCTTGCAGTATTGACTGAAGATTATTTAATTCTCTAGCCTGTACTGGATAAGCAGGTTTGAATAATACTTTGTAGTAATTGCTCTGCGCATCAAAATCATCAAAATAGGGAGCAACATTTAGGTTCGTTTCCTGTGGCATAATTCTTTAGAATTGCAAGATAATTTTGACGTCTTCTTTTTGGGATGATGACCTTGTGACAGATGGTCTATTATCAACATGAATAATGTTTCCAGAGTATTTTTGAACTTCTGGTTGAGCCACACCTAGAGTAAAATCTTGTCCCAGATAATAATCTCTATTATTTATTACCACTTTATTATCTGTAAAGGAAGTTTCTATTGCTAAAGTATTGCCCGTTGTAGGAACAACATTATAACTACCTCCAGTAGTAATACCTGCAGTAAATCTATTCAATTCAAATCCATAAGTTGGGTTTGTAATGGCAGTTCCAACTGTAGTAAATCCAGCAGTAGTTCTATCTTGCCAATACTTCAAAACTCCAGTAACTTGCTCATATGCAATTACTCTTCCAACAGCAGTTGATCCCACACCCACTGTTTGTGTTATAAAACTATCAGGTGTAAAAGTAGCTTCACTATAACCAACTCCTGTTAATTTAACAGCATAAGAAACACTACCTTTGTCATCAGTAAAGATGGAATCTGAATTAAACAATTTAGGATTTTCTATTAATCCAACTCTTGCAAATTGATTTCCAGTAACAAAATCTGGATTCTCAGTATCATTTTCAAAACGTGCATAACAGAGTACATTGTAAGCCCCTAATTCTCTATAGATATCTGATCCATGTCCACCAGGAGGAGGAATAATAATATCAAATTGTGGAATAGTAGTTCCTGTAGGAAGACCACCTGCTTCCAAATCTACACTACCAAATGAATAACCAGAACCACCATTGGATACTGTTATAGATTCAATTTTAGAATCAGCATTTACAACAACTGTTGCTTTTCCTCCAGCCCCATCTCCTTGAATGGGAACATTGGTGTATGATCTAGCAGTTCCTAAACCAGCACCTCTATTTCTAATAGTTACAATTTTTAGTTGACCACTAGTATTAGCATTTTGCCTTACAGCAGCATCCTCAGTATTAGTGGACCATTCACTAGGAACAGGAATATAATTTGTAGAATCAAACTTAATTGCCTGACTTGGTTTAATTGTATAAAGATATTTCCAAATATAACCATCTCCACTAGTTCCTGCTGCTCTAGGTTCTAGATCAGTAAAAGTTGGTTCATCTAAAGATGGACCTCCTCTAAAATTATTCTCAGGCTTTGAATTATTAAACAGGCACGCATAAACTCTATAATCAGAATTCATTACATAATATTTGGCAGAATATATGTCAGAAACTCCAGAAGGTTGGGACTGATTATCAATGGTTATATCATTCCTCCACATATCATAGGTCACACCAGATGCCCATGTATTCTTATTAACTACCTGACTAGAATCTGCAGTATTAACTTTCTTCACCGCCAACATAGTATCCCAATCTTCATTGGTATTATTCAAACTATCGTTGGGAGTCGGAGGGCTAACATCCCAATCTGATTGAACATCAGCAGGATTAGGTAATCCGATGAACGCATAATAAGAATTAGTGCTGGTTTGAACCCCAGCAATAAAGTTCTTCGCGTTCAAAATACGAAGTTGATCAGTTATTATCGCTGCCATTTTTAAAGGACTTTTTTCTTATTTATTACACTTTTAGGTGTAAGCTGTGTACTTAAGGGAATTAAATCTAGCAACCACACTCGAAGTAGAAATTCCACTTCCAGGAGTTCCAATACCTGACATAGTATGAGCATCAAAATTCTTGGGACCCACTCTTGCTTCTGTATCAATTTTACCCCAACTAAATTGTCCTATGAAAGGAGAAGTGGTGTAAGCCATTCCAGTATTATAACTATCAACATTGGTAAATACTCTTCTCACATCAGTAGAGAATCCTATAGTAGAACCAGCAGTTACATTAGCCATAGTTCTTGTTTCTACACTCTTAACTCTGTATACAGCATCAAGTTGTGTAGTTCCAATTCCTACAGTAGTAACTCCATCACCAGATTCAGTAGCAAAAGTGCTACCAATGGATGCATTAGTATCAAAAGCTATAAAGTAATCATCTGTACTAATTCCACTAACAGTAACAGCAGTAGAAACAATATTAGTATCTCTGAGAGGAGATCCCTGAGGTATAAAGAGATCAAAGTAGAATTGTTGTTGTGTTCCAGAAGTGGTGGTTCCAACTCCAACGATTACACCAGAATCACCATTATAAGTATCCACATTAATCTTTTCTCTTTGGAGAATAGGTGGTTCAATCAAAACAGCTGGAGGATTAGTTGAAGTATATGCAGATCCTGTAGTGGTTCCACCAGAGGATATTACAATAGAACTTACAGTTCCAGCAGCACTTACAATTGCAGTTGCCAATCCAACTCCAGTACTATCTCCACCACCTACAATATTGGAAATAGTAACAACAGGTGCAACAGTATATCCAATACCACCATTACTAATTACAATAGAAGAAACAGTTCCTCCTACAGAAACATTTGCAGTTGCTGCGGCACCAGTTAAAGTATCAGCATCATTTATAGTAATAATATCCTGCCAAGTGCTTCTTTCACCACTATTTTGTATCTCATTATTAGGATTAAAATAAGGAACTAAATCACTAACATATATTGAGGTAGTATCCAATCCTACAGATTGAATTATATAAGAAGAAGGACGAATTTGTGGTTCATACTTAGGTCTATCTTTTCCAATTCTAGCATTATTGGATATAATATCCACTGTTTGTCTACACCATTTAACTGGTCTAGTAATACTCTTATCGGTAGTAATTCCTAAACCATTATAAAGATTAGTTTCAACAGTATCAATTGTATTAATTCCTGTAACCACTCTAGGTTCTTCATCTAGAATTACTGTTTGACCTTTAAGAGGATTGAAATCAATATCTAATTTATCACCTCTCTTAACTGTTTCAAGAATATCTTTGAATTGAACATCAACTGATCCACCACCCTTATAGAAGAGAATCTTAGAACTATCGCCAATTGCTACATTACCATTTGTAAGATCTGCTCCTCTAGGTGCATCACTAAATTCAATTATACTTCCTCCATTAAATTCATATGCTACTCCTGGTTCTTGAAGAACATCATTAATAAAGACTAATAGAGTATCTTCAACAGTAACAGGTGATCCTTTAGCTGCTTGAATAGAAATAGGTTCACCATTAACAGCAAGTCTAAATGATTTTTTGGTTCCATCAAATTCATCATCTAAAGCATCCAATACTTGCAGCATTCCAAGTGACCAACCATTAAAATTATCAGTAAATATTTCTTCAATTTCTATTCTAAATTCAGCAAATGGGTTAGTAGTGGTATCAGTAGGAATACCAGTAGTTCCTCCTGTAGGAAGTGTTAATATTTCCCCATTACCATACCCATATCCAAAATCTCTTATTGTAAAGTTAACAACGCTAGATGCCTGTCCTACAACAACATCAATTGTTGCACTCTGACCTGCACCAGATTGAGAATCATTACTATATTGTAATGGAATATTATCATAACTTAGAGGATCATCTATGACTATTTCAACTGGTTTAGATACATTACCACCACGAGAATAATGATGATCTCTGCTAGAAATTCCAACATTAACTTCAAATTTAGTATCACTCAGAATTCTATTAACAGGAGTGCCATTGAAAGCAGGATCTACTCCTGTAGCAATACCTGTTCCACTACTGCTAGTTCCTTGTCTAGGAACAATAATAGCAGGTTGAACCCTACCACCAGTCTTATAATAAGTAGGAACTGTTGAAGTACCAACATTTACTTCAAATTCTCTAGTAGTATTGACATTAAGAACCTTCATTCCATTGAAGAAAGGATCTCCTCTTCTTGGATACTTGTGATCAGTAGCATATCCATCTCTGGAGCAATCAAATGTTAATGATTCTTCAGCAATCTTGACACTAGTACCTGTCTTAAGAGTATGAGCACCAATAGTCAAAGCCATTACACCTGTAGATGCATTATAAGTGGCAGTAGTAACACTATGATTGACAATAGGAGAGGCTCCAACATTAAATCCAATTGTATCTGTAGTGGTAGTAGTAATATCTGTAAATATTCCAGCAATAGGATCACTTGTTCTAGGATAAGTATGCTCAGTTCTATAAGCATCCATAGCACAAGTAAGTGTTAAGGAATTAGGATCAATCTTAACAGTGTTGGATGTTGTAAGACCATGACTTGGTATAGTCATAGTGACTATTCCAGTAACTGGTGCATACTCAACATTAGTTGGTGTAAATGTAGATCCAGAATCAGATAATACTGAATTATCATCAGCTCTTACGAATCTATGTCCATAATTACCACCACTTTGTACAGCATTAGATGCAGTTCCACCCTTCCAGGTATGAGTATACTGTTGACCAGCATTAGCAAATCCAACATTGAGGGTAATAGTAGTGGCAGTAGTAGATGCAATAGAAACAGCAGTATTATAGAATGGATCCTTTGCTCTTGGATAGAAATGAGTGCTTACTCCAGCATCTATACCACAAGTAAATCCTAAACCAGTTAGAACAACAAAGTCCTTAGTTTTACTAGTAGATAATCCATGAGCAGTAGAAGTAGTAACTGTCATCACACCACTAGTATTGGTGTAAGTTGCGACTCCAACAGCTACTGAAGAGGCATATTCACAAGTAAATGCAATTCCACTCAATAGAACTTCATCACCTGCATTCAAATTATGCTTCCAATTAGTAGTTACTGTGGTAACTCCACTTGTAGAACTATAAGCAACTCCAGCCACAGACCTAGGAATATAGAATACTGGATCAGTAGTAATAGCAACTGCAGTAATATGTCCTCCACTAATGGTTGCTGTTCCAATTTGAATTGGATTAGAAGATCCAACACTTACTGTTTGAACCCCAACTTTAACTGTTTGAACTCCTGACCTATATCCAGATCCAGTATTTCCAATACTAACAGTACTCACAGTACCAGCAGATCCTACAACTGCGGTTGCTCCTGCTGCTACTAAAGGTTGATATGCAAATCCAGCACTAGATGCAACTGAAACTATTACTCCACCTCTAGGATATTCTGCTCTATTAGGATCATATCCATATTGTCTTACAGCACCACTAAAGGTAATGGTAGAAACACCAGCACTTTCTTCAATATCATAATCATGAGGTTCATTTGGTTGTTCTCCTTCTGGAAGTTGGAAGTTTCCATTAATTAAAATAATTGCATTATCTGTAGAGAATCCAGTCACATTAGATCCATCAGATTTTAAAATAAAATCACTCTTGATTCCTGTAAAAGTATTTGATATATCATCAAAGACATGATTGCTATGATATGTTTCTGTACTCGTTCCTGTAGCAGCAGTCTTCATAAAGGTTCTGCCTTGGAAAGTAGACCTTGTAGTAATACCCACCCAATCTCTATCATCAGGTGCATTTGTAGTACTACTAACAGGAATACCACCATGAGGTGCTTCAGAGAAGTTAAGAGTATTATCAACAATATTATAATTACCAGCCACCTTAGTAACTAATGCTCCTGAGGTGTGAACTCCAATTAAGCTTCCCAACCAAGGTCTTTGTACTTCTATTCTATAAGTTTCTCCAATACCAATACCCTCAATAATCATATATTCATCATCTACCTTGATGATATCTTGAGAAGCAAGAGAACTAATTCCACTAAGATTAAATCTTTCTTGGAAAACAATATCTTCATCCAATAAGGTAGTAACTGCTGTAGCAACAACAGGAGATTGAATCCTATTATCAATACACACTAATGCCTTTGTATTCTGTTTCTTAGATGTAATAGTATGAGATTCACCAGCACCAACAGCATTTAGTTCAAAGGTACTAGGATTAGCTGCTAAAGCATCTTCTGCGCTTGCAGCGAATCTCAACTTACCAGCATCTACTTTAACAACATAAAGATTAGAAGGCAACTTATCAGTAGTTACTCCAGAAAGATTAGTAGAAGCAACACCAATCGCCATAGTAGTTCCAGTACCTGGCCATCCATATTGAACATTTTCACCAGTAACCCAATAATGATCAGCAATGTTTATATAATTGGATGTTGAGTCTGCAACACCAGTATCACTTCCATCAAATATTCTTCTAAAGATAGGATTGCCATCATGATTAAGAGCAAATTGTTTTTGAAGATCTAATAAAGTTCCACTGTAAGTACCATTATTAGCATGAATAACAATGTTATCTGCTGGCATCGCAGTATCATTATCATTATCATTATAAATTTGAAGAGGAATAGCAAAAGTTCTTACCTGAACAGCAGTGGATGCATTGGGACTATATCTAATATCAAGGGTATCTGAAGATGCAGAAGTGGTTCCAATACCAATTTGTCCTATACTTGCACCGGTCCCTACATTAGCCCACTCAACAAATACTTCTGATTGATCAGTTGCCTTCTTAATAGCACCCAGTTCAAACATCTCATAAAGATTATTTGTAGTGTCTTTTACTGAAACAACATAATATGCAGAATCATAAGGAGCAGTAAAGGAAGCCACAGTATGTGATATGGGATTACTAGATGCTGTTATAGCAGCATAACTAGTTTCAAGTTTACCAGTAGTAAGTGAATAAGTTCCAATTCCTGTTGCTGTATCTGCAATAGCAACAATAGAAGTATTAACTGTAAGTTCAGAAGAATAAGAAGAGATATAGTCTACTTTAAGATTAGATTCTCCATCAATAAAGGCATTAAATGTACCAAATCCAGTAAATGCTTCTGTCTCATCTACATTATCAATATTTCCATACTCTTCTACAAATACAATAGATCCATTATGGATTATATTTAATTCAGCACCATTATAATAATTATTACTAGTGTCCTGAGACATTACCAAAAGTTTGGCTGCTCTATAAGTAGAAGAAATTGAAACAATATTTTCTGAAGATGCTGCAGAAACTGTTGTTACTCCACTGGTTATATTAACTATATCTCCTAATTGAGCTGTGGTTGTTATTCCACTATAATCATTAAGAATACTAAAATTGATAGTAGAAACATCATAAACTCTGGTTTCATAATTAAGTGGATAGAACGTTAAATCCCAACCCTCACTAGTAGCCAAATAATCATAATATCCTAAATTATCAACAGACTCAATAGTAGCATATGCATTCATATACCCTAATGCTTCATTTTGTAGACATGAAACTATTGAGAATTGTCTTTCATCAGTATAGATTCTATCCTTTACATAAGTGAATATCTTGTTAAAGGTATAATTAGAACTACCAGCACCCACTTGTCCAAACTTAGTAGTTCTTTCATTACTATTGAATGTTGAACTAAAGTCATCTATAGTTAAAACTCTGTTTCCAACAGATTCATAGTAATCAGAAATAATTCTATTTTCAAAAATTATTTCATTAGAATATGCTCCCCCATTAATAAAGACAGTTCCTTCACTTACATAATCAAAACCATAAACACAATTTAAATCTCCTTCACTAACAATATCTGTAACAACTTCAATATTACTATCATCAGCATTAGTCACCAATTGTTGAGCATTAGCCAATTCACTAACAATTTGCAGATCAGCATACTTATCAAATCCAGAAGGATGATTTAATATACTAACGGCATCATTCCAAGTCTCATAAGGTACTTTAGAACTAATAGAATAAGAGAAGTTTTGATAATATTGATTATCTGGAAGTTTTTGGAAACTGTTATTTAAGAATCCAGTATTTCTTTCCCATCCACCAATGATGGTAGCTCCAGCTCCTGTCTTAATCTCTCCATTGAAATCTACTTTCCTTTCTATAAGACCCTGAGTACCAGAACTTAAACCTTTAATAGTTTCTCCAACACTATACTCCTTATTAACTGAAACTTTTAAAGTTTCTGTCTTATTATTCCAAGATTCAACAAACCCTATACTCTGATCATTAGTTACACTTTCTCCTATTGCAAAATTATTTTTCTTAAGAACAGAATCAAAAATGGGGAATTGGTTAGTAGGTATTACTCGAGCATAAGAAGTACCAGATATCACCTCTCCAGGTGCCTCAGAGGTGCCTAGATAGTCTTCTAGACTGTATTCCACATAAGCGCCACTTCCGCCCAACTGAGGAGCAACGTTGGTGATCTCAAAGAGGGCATAATTATAACCAGCAGAGTCATAACCCTTTCCAGTTGTATCTACTCCAATATTAACATTTTCAACTAAAATAGTTTCATCAACTTTATAGGGGAAGTCAGATATATCACTAAAAGTAGTATTCAAATAAAGTCTTACTATCTTAGTAGCAGAATTATAGGTTAAAGAACTAATCCCTACACCATTGGTATTATTAATTGGAAGAATAGTGGGAGGTGTATTATAAATTCCTGTTGTGTTATTAAGAATAGTGACTGCAGAATCACCTAATTCAAATTCAATATCAGTTTCATCTAAAACTCTTTTAGTATATCCATCAATCACAATCAAATCAGGTGCTACCAGATAATTCTTACCTGCAGAAGTAATACCAATACTTTCAAAAGAAGATAAAGGTTCTACTTTTAGAATTTCAGGTAATCCAGCTACTGCTCTTAAGGTTTCATCAGAAGGGTATCCAAATCCAATTCCATTAGCATTAAATTCGTTACTTAATATAGATCCAATATTTGTACTTTGAGCTTCTAAAACAGCCCCTTCTCCTGCTGTGGTGGTAATACTAGAAATTCCAGGTAGATTCTTATAAGAGAATCCCGAATTGGTAATTTGTACTTTCTTAATAGGACCAACTGCACTAAGAGAAGTAGTTTCATAGGTAGAAGAAGAATTAGTCTCTCCATACCCAGACTTAACAGGGGGTCTCTTAATATTAAAAGTAAATGTAGTAGTCCCTACTCCTACAATAGTATGTTTACCATCATACGCAGTTTTTTCAACATTAATCTTATTATATCCATATGACTCTCTATCAATTACTAACTCACTTTTAATGGTAGGAATAATATCAGTATTTTGAAGAGAGAATTTATACCACAGATTGTTAGGAACCTCATCAGTAAAATCTATAGTTAAATTGGCAGTAGTAGTTACTCCCACTGTTCCACTCTTAACTACTTCAAATGTAGAAGTTGCTTTAGAAGACCAGAAAACATTACTAAATTCACTATCAGAATAAATGTCTAAGTCAAAAGCAGGATAACTGGTACTATTGCTTATAAAGGATAAAGTAGTACTAGATAAATCAAACTTTAATTTTTGATTCTTATTAATCTCAACTAAAGGATTAATCCTACAAATAGTTCCATCAGATGAATTAACAAAATTAATAACTAAAGCAGTTTCTAGATCTGCTTCATCTCTTACTAATTTAATCTTATTGGGAGTATCAACCAACACAAAATACATTGCTTGATGTTGAAGATTAGTCATCGGTGAAGATGACTTATAGATCACCTTATCTCCAGTATTGAAATTATGGTCAGTAAGAGTAATAGTATCATTTAAAGTACTAACATCTGCAGCAACAAAGTTTATAGGATTAAATACCATCCTCCTATTATAATCATCATATAAAACACTAATTGTTTTAGTATCAATCGGATTCAAATCATAGAAAATAGTATCATCTACAGATAATCCATGAGCAGTAGATACTGCAACAGTAACAGTACTGATACTTACTTGACCAGTTATTACTTGAGGAAGACTTGTTTTAAAACTATGATAAGTTCCTGTTCCTACACTAGTAAAATAAAGAAGTCCATGATGAGTACCAACCCCAGCATAACCTCCACCGGTGGATGCTAATCCTACTTTATTAGTACCCAGGCCAATTGTATCTCTAGTAAGAGGAGCAACATAGAATACATCAAAATCTGTTAAACCTTTATATGTGGAAGTACGTCCATTCCAAGCAGAGATAGCAGTAGCAACAGTTCCATTGGGTAAGTTATTAGGACTATAAGTAACCCTATCATTTAATTGCAATCCATGATTTGGAAGATAAATTGATTGGGGTTCAAGGAAAATAGAAGCAACTCCAACTCCAGGATTACCAAAAACAATAGTTGTGCCAGCACCAGCATATCCTGCGCCCGTTGCAGTCCCTAAACCTACAGATTCTAGAGGATAGAAATAAAATTCTTCATTTACTACACCTGATTTTGTAGTTTGAGAAAGTCCAACATTAATTCTAAACTTTCTAGGATTCTCAAATAAAACTTTTCCAGTAGTGTAAGCAATACCAGAAGTTTGAGTATCATCAACTTCTCTAAGAACTCTTATTCTTTGACTCTTTTCATCAATGTTTAATACTTTAACTTTTTCAGTTCCAATACCTAAAATGTCATTAGGACGAAGATTAGGATATTCTAAGATTCCACTAACATAGAAATAAGTTACAATACCAGTAGTGGCAGTATCACCTACCCCCATTTGCAATACAAAATTATCAGATCTTACTCCAACAGTATATTGTCCATCAAAACCAGCATAATGGGTGGATAAACCAGAAATATTAATAATTTCATTATTCAATAATGAATGTGGAGTAGATGTAAATCCAAGAAACTTATCATAACTATCAGCAGCAAATTCTATATCAGTAATTTCCCTAGTATTAGCAGTAGTGGTTATAATTTCTTTACCACCGATTCTTTGAACCTTTGCTCTAGCTCCACTTCCAGCAGTTCCATCATTATCAAAAGAAATTTTATCCTTAACTTGGTAGTTATCACCAGATGCAACAATGTTGATAGATTCTATATTACCAACTGTTGCGCCTGTGATATTAATAGTCTGTTTCTTAATTTTATTAGAATTAAAGATATAATTATATCCACTCTTAGCAGACTCCAGATGATAAGGAGTAGTATTCCTAAACCAATTTTTATGCTGTATATCATATTCATTCTGGTTAGATGATTTTTTGAAATTATATGGATTAGGTTGAGAATGATAACTAGGTCCAATAATATAAGGAAATTTAGGTGCTCTAGATAGATTAAATGGTTCTGTACCACTATTAATAGACTCAATGGTGGCAAAGTATGCATAAACTCCCTTAGGATAATCTGGAGTTACACAGAATCTTCCGTTATGTGAATCTAGATGTCCCTTATTAGTGAAAGTGTAATCTTCTGTAAAGAACCCATCGCCATATAAAGAAGGATTGGGTCTATTACTAGTAGACACTTCCACTTCATAACCAGACTCCATTCTGGTTACTGCACCACCACTAGGATTTGCATAACCATAAGGACCATATATTGGGTTTCCATCATATGCCCATCCAATAATTGGAGAGTGATACTTGCTGTCTATTTCTTCATTAGAAGTTAAATCCCTTTCCAAATCGGGATTACCATACATTACTCTTTCTTCTGTTATTCCATATACACTTTCTCTTAGTAATCTAGGAGCATAAAGATGAGAATATTGTAAAGAATCATTGGATATATTGTTAGAAATGAATCCATCATCTGATTTAATGATATTAGAATTTCTTTTAACAAGATTAATATTCCATCTACGAATTTTAGAATCTACAACCGCATTTTTACCAGCAGCTTTAACTGTTATAGAAGTTTTATTTGGCTCATATCCAACACCACCGCTAAGAACTTTAACTTCAATAAGTTCTCCATTATTAATTATTGGTGTTAACCTTGCAAAAGATCCAACTCCACTTAATACTAAATTGGGAGGAGAATTATATTGACTTCCATTTTTATTAATAATTACTTCAATAATCTTTCCATTATCAATAATAGGAGTAATTAAAGCAGTAGTTCCACTTTGGAAGGTAATTTCTGGTTGTCTATCTAAATTAATAATATCAGAAGACCCATATCCTGTTCCATTATTAGTTAAATCAACTGAATCAATACTACCTCTAAAGAGGGGTTGAATTTTTGCTCTAAAATCTTGCCCAGTTAAAGTAGCAATACCAATAATACCTTCAACAGAAACTGTAATAGGTTTGTAATTAAATGATCCACTCCCTGTAGATCCTAAAGAAACAAATATCTCATTATCCAAATAATACTTAGTAGTAGCTCCAGTTCCTACAAGACTTAAAGAGAAAGTATTGTCGTTAATCTTATTAACATAATAATCTGTAGTTGTATTAAGTCCTGATACTATAGGTGTTCCTTTAGTATATCTAATAATTTCTCCAGTCTCATAACCATGGTTAGGTATACTAATTTGATTGCGAGATGTACTAATACCACTTCCAGGAAGATTTCTTTTTTTATTTTTATATCCTGATCCAGAATCAGTTACAACAACATTGGTTATTACCTTCTTTTTATTAGCAGATTCTATATTCTGATTTCCACTTCCATAATCTGAGAAAGATACAGTACTTACTCCAAGAACTGCATCACTGTAACTGGTATGAAGTTTAATTTTAGAATCATTTACAACCTGAACAAAATAAGCAGAATCTGTAACTAGACCTACAACAGAATCCCCTCCATTAGTCTTGTAAATGACTTTTTCTGCAGGAGCAAATTTATGATAAGTTGAGAATCCTATGGTAGATCCTCCAGATGTTTCAACACCTACATTTTCACCTCCTAATTGAGCATTAAAAGAAACTGTATGAACTACATCGGTAGTAACTGCTTCTGCTGATGCAGGAGTAAGAGGATTTCCTCCTGATATTTTAATAATAGGATCACTTACATAATCAAATCCAGTATCTACAACTTTAATTGCTGTTAAGTTACCTTCAACTGCAGTTATTCCAGTAGCACCAGTTCCTACAGTATCCAATATATGGCACAATGGTGGATTGACAACATCATATCCACTACCTCCATCTACAATTTCAATGTCTCTTACATCACCATAAATTACTTGATCACCAGATTTATAATTAAGAAGCTCTACCCCATTTACTAAGATGCCAGTATATCCAGTTTCTGTTTCATAAGAAGCTTCCTTTTTAGTGGGTTTAATAATTTCTCTATAAAGTTTTTGAGGAGATAAAGATTTTTGATAATGTGGATAGTATATAAATTGATTATTTTCAACCGATCCAGAAGGAGTAATGTATGACTCCTCATATAAATCTGCTCTACTTCTGGCTACTTTAACACTAAGCTCATCTACCCTATACAAATAGTAGACTCCTTCATCCATATTATCAAATCTACTTCTAGTGGTATCAGTAAAAGTTGCTCCATCCACAATAGAAGTAGTGAGATCAGTTCCCCATTGATAATAAACTGCATCACCAGTATAGAACCCATGATCATCTGAACCAGAAAAAGTTATAGTTTGGACATCAGCAGATCCAGAAAATTCTTTAACTTTATCGTATGTTTTAAGTTCTTGATCTTCACCATAACTTGCAAGTGAATTAGATGCTACTATTACATCTCCATCAAATTTAGCATAAGTGTTTTGAACATTAGCAATAGAGTTATTAGCTAATACTTTGCTTATATAATTTCCTTTTAAAATTCTATTTTCTATTTTATAAGATAATTCTGATACATTACCTTGTATGGGTATAGTTTTTACTAAAATAACTTCTACTCCAGTAGCAGAGGTCTTTTTAATTACTCTTCCATTAGTTGTAGCTCCGTCAGGATCAACAATGCTTATATCATATCCAGGTATTAAGAAATTCTCATCAAAAGTGGAAATTCCATATTTCTTTTCAGACTCATCTAGCAATGAAACAAAACTAATGTCCCAATTGGTCTTAACATTAAAGAACCAATTTTTAGATGGAATATTATCAGATTCTAAACCTAAAGATTGAAGTTTAATAGTATCATCAACATTATAAGTGTAAGTTTCTTCATCTAACTCAAGATTTTTAAGAGTTGTAGTTAATCTAGCTTTAATCTGATTACCGGTACCAATTCCAGAATAAGCATAAACATATTCATCTAAATGAATATTTTCTTTTTCACTAATATTATCAGTTAAAGTGACTCCTGCTCCAGTTAAAACACCAAAAAACTGGTTAGAACTCTTACTCTCATATTTTAAAGTAAGAGGAATTCCATTAGAATCAAAAGTTGTTAAATTTCCTGATTCTGGGAAACCAATAGTTGAATCAACATCAAAAACAGTAGCTCCACTTCCAACTGAAGTTAAAAGTTGAGTTTTAGGATTGGATTTAAACTTTCCATAGATACTGCCACTTAAATCAATGTCTCTTTGATATCCACCATCTATACTAACTTGATAATATTGATTTTGATCATATAAAATACTTTGTACATTAGTTACAGTTCCTCTTGCTCCACTGCTATCTTGAAACAAAGTTAAATTTTTAAGATCTAGGGGATCGCCTTTAACCTGTTCTATAACATAATCTTCAGTAACAATATAATCAGTATCTGAAGGACGGAATAAAAATTCACTAGGTTTAATAACTTTTACTTCATCACCATATAATGCTTGAAATAAGATTTTAAAAGATTGATCAGTTCCTTTAGAATCATAAAAACTCTTAGAATTAAAAACAAAGTTTCTTTGATCAAGATTTACATCCAATTTTCTTTCAGAAAATCCTGGAGAAACCTGTCTCTTTAATTTATTGAAGAATTCCTTAAGAAATAGAACATTTAAGTTCTGAATTTGAACCCCTTCCTCATGAGGTGCAGCTTTAGTTTGAGAAAACTCTAGTTGATCTGGAGTAGTTCCAAGATAAGTGGTAATACCACTAAAACCTCTTACACAATTAGTAAAAGAAGTAGTAGTTTTATTTCCATAAAATATAATTTCATCATCAATCCTTATAATGCCATTCTCTTCGGGAAACCCTTCAGTAAAATTGGTAGAAGAGTCTGTAACAATAGTTGTATTTGCATATGAAAGATCTTGAGCTAAAGTAGTATAATCTTGTAAATTATATAATTCATCAACTTTAACATATTGATCTATATTTTGTATTAAATCGTATGTACCTCCATCAATCTCCTGAGACATATAATATTCCTCAAGAAATTCACCCAAAAGGGGAAAATCTTCTTGAACATACGTCGGAAGTTGACTAACGACAAGATCCTGGAATTTTATTCTATCTATTGCCATTTACTTTGAAGATTATTTTATTGATGAAGTGTAAATAGGGTTTCCACGAACTAATCGATGTTCATAACTAGATTTAACCAAATAATTGCTACCAGAATTGTCATTTCCTGAAGAAATTCGGTCATCAACCATACTAACATCCACATTACTCATATCTAGTTGCAAATAAAGGTCTTGTAATCCAATAACATCATTGGAATAAGGTGTTGCAGATATCTCAATTAAAGGTGTTCCACGATTAA